ATAATTTTCGATCCGTTAAAATTAATATCTGTTGTTGTAGCGTTTCCTCTGTCTACAACATCTTGAAGTGTATCTGTTGAGGGGTTTTGATCACCAGAAAGAAGGTAGGGTGTGCCGCCTAAAGTAATTCTATCACCATCTCCAGTCCCTCCGACATCTCCATTTATATCAAGCTTATTTGTTGGGACAGATACTCCTATACCAACTTTGCCATCCTGCAAAATTGTGATGGCTTCAACTTGAGTTGCTGCATTTTGATTATCTGAAAATAGTGAAAAAGAGTTAGCGTTGCCGTTTCTCGATCCCATGTATTTGAGAGAGAATCCGAAAGCTGCTGAGTCTGTAGTTCCATGAGCTGACCCCGCCCCATCTACTCTCAACAGAGTAACGTCATTACTTGTGCCTCCTGCTCCAAACCTAAGAGCAGTGCCACCGTTACCTTGCACTATTCTTATAGTATTGGAAGTGCTTGCTGTAGGACCGCCGATATCAAGCTTATGTGTTGGGAAAGATACACCTATGCCGACTCTATCAGTAAAAGAATCGACATATAAAGTGTCGGTATCTACAAAAAAGTCTGCCGAAGAGTTAAAGCCACCAATTTCTACATTGTTACGTCTGAATGAAAGATCACGACCATTAGCATAGTTTAATTTTGTGTCACCATGCTGATTTTGATTTAAGGCATAGTTAGTATTACTAGCGTGATCTACATGACAAAATGAAGCAAAATCATTAGAGGCAGCCTTACCGATATGCGCTTTACCTATTATTGCGCTCTCATCAGTATCTGGTGCGACCTCCAAACATTGCGTTGGTGTCGATGTAGTGCATATACCAACTTTAGTTGATGTCGTATTTCCTCTGCTTGTAACGGTTTGTAATGTATCAGCTTCAGTTCCACCACCACCTTCCCCAGATACTAAATAAAGTCGGCCAAAGGGGTCTGTTATTCTTCCGCTTATGCCAGATCCAGAATAAGTGTTAGCGAATATAGTTCCTCCGTTAGATCCGTCATCGACACTGAGTGAAGCATCAGGGCCTGATATAGTTTGTGCGCCACCATTGCCTAAAAATAATTCATCACCTTGAGGTATAGCTTCTAATCTGTATGGGCCTACTAAAAAGTTTTGATTATCTATAGATATATCGCTTTCAGTCCTAAACTTAAAGAATAAATCATCGCTTAAATTTATATCTGATTCATTAAATTCCCCAAAATCATTGGGGAATAATCTTATATGCTGACCTTGAGTCTGATTAAGAGGGAAACTGCCAATTAAATTTGAATCTGTAAAATTAAATCCAGTCCCAGTATTTGATGCATGAACATGAATATTACTGTAATTAGTATAACTTGGGTCTTGATCAAAAAATAGCTGTAGATCTATAAACCCTGATACGCCAGTATTATTTATAGTTTGTCTACTAAAACCTTGTAGCGCTAAAGATCGGTCTGCTGCATTAGTTATACTACCAGTATTAATAGATATATTGCCTGTAGATTCATTTAATTGACTAACTCCAGATGCTCTTGCAAAAACTTTCTCTATTGATAACGAGTTTCCATATAAGATAAAATCTGTAGTATGACTGTTACCATCACTGTTAACAATCTGAGTCCTAACTCCAAAATTCTTTTGGTATGTCCCAAATACATCTAAATTATCTTGTTTCGTAAAAGTAAATGAGGGGGATGTTGTGATTTTATAATCATTAAAAATAACACTGCCCCCTGTGTCTATTATACTTATTCTTTGACCACTAATCAAAGGATCTGCCGCGACTTCAGCAGCTGTTGTTAAAGGAACACCCTCTCTATTAGTGATTTGACTAACTAAAGTCACACTAGAGTTACCATAAACACCGCTGCCTGTGGTAACTTTAGTTAAATCTCCAGTATCTACATTAAAAACAGGTTGAAATTCATATATATCTTTTGTTTTAAATGTGCCCTCATAAAAATTACTTGTAGATGTAGTTCCTATGCCGACTTTACCAGTTAATTGTGTGGAACCAGCACCAAAATAAACAGCATAAAGAGCGCCATTGTAGCTAGTATCTTTTAATATCGGTGTGCTACTTGTCCCTATTCCTACAAAACCTGTGCCTTCACCCCTAATGTCACCTATTGGTGTCGCTCCACCTAAAATCACCCCACTAGCTTTATGAACAGTGCTAGCACCTACCCCTACCGTTGTTAATGTGCTGGGCAAAGCAACTTGTGAAATTGCATTTAAAAACTCTACACCAGTCCAATTATTAGATACAGCAGCAGTTCTATATAAACCTCCAACGCCAGTTGTTCCCGTGGCAAAATCAAAAGCACCAGATGCATAAACAGTTGGTCCCTCGTTTTTACTTATTCTAAGTATTTCGTATGAAGGCTGACTCATTTTATAATATTGTTATCCTTTCAATAAATGACCTAGTAAACAAAAGTGCATCGTCGTAAACGACGAAAATACCTGAAGTATCATAATCTGAATCAAAGAAAGCTGTGCTTGCATTATTTGTGGCCTTATTCCCTAAAGCATTTACACTGTATCTAAATGATCCAACCTGTGATAATCCGCTAAATGAGAAATTAGTGTTAGTTGTATTTACTGAAGTCATAGAGCCATTTGGTAAATTTAATCTAACATTATATCCTGTGCTATTAGATATAGCCCCCCACTTCCCAGATATGTTAAATGTTTGAGTGGAAGCATCTGGCACTCCAGTTGTGACATTAGATAAAGAAGGCGTGGGTAAAGTGCTATAAGTTACTCCCTCTACTGTTTGCGTATTATTATAGCTAAATGTATTGGAGAGATGCTCAATACTTATATCGTCCTCTATTAGAGCAAATTTTCCCGTATCGTATTTTGTAGCAGTTACTAAATATTCATTAACATTTTCTTCCTGCATAGATATAACTTTATAAATAAAAGGATCTGCATTTTTTATTTGTAATCTAGCGGGGCTACCTAATTTTAAATTTCTTAGAACTTCAGGTTTATCAAAACCAGAAAGTAAACTACCATAGTTGTTTAAATTTTCAGCTGATAGTTCTGCTGGATTGCTAAAAATGCTCGTTACATTTAAGGTTGTTAGTTGATCAGGAGATAAATTATTTAAATCAGTTTCTAAAGCTCCTTTTGTCGGCCCGATATATGCGTCAGAATTAAAGCCATTGAAATTAAATAGAGCTGACGATCTTTTGTCTCCAACCATAGCCATAATAGCAAACGAACCAGTCCCAACAGCGGCTAATGTATGATCACCAGTTAGCTCTGATATCAAATCACCAGAAAACAAATCAAACGCGCTTTTATTTCCCACCCCAGTGCCAGATGCAAAAACCCACCCAGTTACTCCAGTTTCAAAATACAAAACAGTTTCACTCTCTGGTAATCCTGTATAAAACGCATATTGCTGAAAGCGAGGATCATCAATCGCGCCCGTGGCTCCAGCGTATCCTTCAGTGTAACCAGAAAAACTATATTTGCCAGTATAAGGTAAAAGTGCAGCTGGAGTTGATCCTGTTACCTCTAACTCTGCATATCTTGTCCTATTTGTTGATGCAAAACCTGTTTGAATGTCTAACTGTGTATCATCACCAGTCGGATTGATAACAGTTAAAACTTTATTCATATCAGAATTAACAAAAGTATTACTTACTCTGATCGTTTCGTTCTCTAAATCTATTGCTAGAATTTTACCGAAGTTTGTTGTATTTGTTTTTAGATCGTCCTCTATAAGAACTAAGTCTCCAGGTTTACATAGAAGACTTTCCAATCCTGCTGTAAAAGCAACTTGTTGGTTTTCTTTTATTTTAGAAAATATTTGATGTTGAGCGACTCTACGAGCCATTGCTCTAGAAGTAATACCTATGCCTTCTATTCTTTTCTTGAAAACTCCTTTTTCTTTGATGTTATCTTCGTCCTCTACCACCTCAATCTTAGGCACAAAATTATCGAACCGATCATTGTATGCCACCTCAATTGTATTGAACTGCTCATCTCTTCTGTTATTAGCATAAAAAAACTGTCCGTCTTTAACAGATTCATTAGTAAAAATATTTACAGGATTTCTAGGTCTATCATCTACAAAGTTTATTGTTGAATCGTTAAAGAAAACCCTTCCTTTAAATAAAGATGCAACAATATTTATTGCATCGAATATCTTTTGTCCTTGGTCGAAAACTATATTACAAGAGAATCTAGGTTCTTTTCCACCCCTGCCATCACTGACACCTTCGAAAAAACCAAGTTCGTCAACAGCATCACAAAATCTACCTATCTTGTATAACTCCCATACATTTATATTATTTGGATTTATATGGGAACCCATACCGTAACGGCTATTAGTTAGTAAGTCGTATAAAATCCAAGCTGGATTATCAGTCCAATGTAAGCCTTCTTTAAATGAACCATCCCAATCACCATCATAAACTAATTTATCTGCCTTAGAAGTTAAGTCGAATTCAGATTGATTGTTATAATATCTCTTATCTTTTCCGCTAACTCTGACTGGTTTATAATTACTAGGTATTTTAACCTTTTTTAACTTACAGTCGTAGGTTCTTCTAGGTATTGAGGTGAAAGATCGAGAGTCTATTTTAGTTCCAACTATAGCTGAGAAGGGATAAGGTAGAGGAGTGTCGATAATTTCTGTCACCTTATCTAATGTAACATTTTTATTTATTAAAACCGAGTTTGTCTCAAAAGATAGTTTTGTTACTTTCACATACCTTTTCACAGTGCTATCTTCATCGATTGTTCCAGCCTCGATGCCACTTTCGCCATCAGCACTAAGAAGCTCTTGCTTCATTGTAACAGTTGGTGGTAATTCAAAACCTTTATTCAATAAGGCATCCTTCCCATCTAAATTTACAACAAATTCACGGCTTGAATCGCCTTGGTAATCTGGGTTTCCAATATCTATTAATGTATTGCCCTCTATTAATGCTACTATGCGATAATTATAAGTTTTAAATGGTTTTTCTAAACCGTCAGAACCATCTGGGTTTATGTCATATTGACCAGTTTCTACTCTAATATTCAAAACAGCTGGGAACTTAGCTGTTATTTGCATTTCCCTATCTGCGGCAGATGGAGTTAAATCAAAAGTAAGTGTGTCACTAAGTGCTGCTACATTTAGTGATATAAAAGCTCTTGTGACGTTCGGGTTGTATACAGTATGAACAACAGGAACAGCGTCTTCGTTCCAATTTGTTAAAGATTGTCTAGCCCACTCAGAATAATTATCTAAATTATCTCTATTATTAGCTCTTTTATCATCACTACCTTCATTTAATGGTAGACCGTCCTCTCCTACCTCTAGGTTATAATTTTCAGCGCCCAGACTTAATACCTCACTCCTAGTTAGAAGGCTAGTGTTTTGGCTTATTCTTTGAGGCGCAAAGGTCTGAGTATTAGGTGTTTCAGGTTTATCTACACTACCACCAGCCAACTTGTCAGCGTTAAAAGCTCCAAACAACTCTCTTTGATATACGTGATCAATAAATACAGTTTTAAAATAACTTAAAGGATTTTGGTATTCAGACCCCTCTCTGAATTCTGCTAAAACATTTGAGAAGTTGAATTTTAAATCATCATAGCTATATTCATTAAACAATAATTGAGATATTGTAGTTTTTGTATATTGAAAAGATTCAATGTCTTTTATTAAGTTATATACATCTTTATCTACAGAGTATGTATATCCCCTTGTCTGCCAAGAGTTTCTAGCGTAACGAACACCTCCCTGATTTCCTAAGTGTTCCTCTATTTCGCTAATACTAATTCCTTCTCTAGATAATTCATCAAATAAACTATTCTGATTTATAGAAATATTTAAGGGTATTTTTATTAATATGAACCCTTTCATTTCTCCTGTTAATGTTCCCTCTTGGTTTATAGTGGGACAAGTAACATCAAAAAACTTTACACCTCTTGCTTCTAATAAACTTTGAATAGCATACCCACGCTCCGTGCCAAAAGGTCTAGTAACCATCTGCTCTAAAATCACATTACCATCTGCGTCGGAACCTATTGATATGTTTTTATTTAATTGACTACTACCCGTCTCATTGACTTTAACTACAACAAGCAAACAGGGGCTTTCTTCATCTTGGCTTTCTAAGTTAGCAATGGCATTTGGTATTAATTCAGCATTACCTAACTCAGACCAGTCACCTAAAGATGACAACGCTTTTTCTGCTAAAGTTCTTTGTAGAGAGTTATAATTAGAATCATCAGTTATTTGATTGTCGTTAATTAAGTCTCTAATCGAGTCTAAATCACCAGATGTGAACTCTATCACACGTTCTAGAGCTTCTAAAAAGTAGTAACCCAAAGAACCTAAAACACTATTCCAGTCGCTCCAATGATGAGTTATGCCGAATGGATTATCCCCATCCTCATCATCACCTGTTTCTCCACCCCTACTGTAAAAATTAGGTTGTAAATTAGTATATAAACTAACTAACAACTTAGCATCGCTTTTAGATGAATCATCTGCCCAATCAATACTTTTATGTTCTGTCGGTAATCTTGCTTCATAACTAAACCTAGCGTTTGAACTGCTTGCTGATTGAGCTTCATTGTTTAAAAACCATGTAAATTCTTTACTATCAACTTCATCTCTTATATATGCTCTTAACCCGAAACCCTCAGTGTTTACTCTACGCAAAAGTATTCCGTCATCATCTAAATTAAAAGGGTTAATCTCTCTTTGTTCCTGTCTATAATACAAAGAGCAATCGGGCCATGATTGTGATTCAAATGCGGGAGGATCACCATCATCAGACGACAAATTCCGTATTAAAGCTCCATTAGACCTTTGATCAGACTCTCCTAATTCTCTGAAAAAACGCTTGAGATTCCTTGTAGCTGTGTTCGTTCCATTATCTAAAATGCAATTCAAAGACTGTGCCGCCTCTAGCTCTACATCGCTAATTGTTTCATTATATTCTGGGTTATTAGAAACAGCAACAGGTGTATCATCTAAATAAACACCCTGTAATAATCTTATACCCTTTAAAACCCTACCATCTCTATCTACTATACCTTCAATTGGACCATCACTAATCAAATCTACAGTTTCAGCAAAACTGTGAGATGCCCCATATTGCATTTCACCTAAAATTGGTGGTCTATATACAGGTGGCTGTGGACGGCTACCTCTACCACCACCAGCTATACTTATTTTCTTTAGTATGTGGCTCATTTTATTAACCTTCGTAAGCGGAGCCTTCGCTGCCTAAGAAAACTGGACGATATTGTCTGGAGTTAGTATTAATAGCGGCGTCATCTGGAGTGCCGTTGTTTGTTAAAATATAATTTGGATCTGTATACTGAGGATAAGACTTTATCGTAGCTTGTATAACTTGAGTCCCCACTTTTAATCTACCGTATCCAATTGGAACGGGTGCCCCCTGACTCGCGACGTTAGCCCTATTACTAAATATTAAAGATTGAGTATTTGCTTTAGCTTCCACCTCTAGAGCTTCTATTTCTGGTTTAGGTGTTAAAGCATATGAAATCGTCGCAAAAGCTACTGCAAAAAACAAATTCAGCAGAAAACCACCACCCGCTCCGACAATTACAGGAACAAGATCAATAGTTTGTGGTGATTTGTAAGACTCCATCTCACTAGGCTCTATTAATCTTTTTTTATTTAAAATTATTTCGTAACCTAAACCCTCACGCTGCAATTCTACTAACCTACTCATAAAACCGCTACGATTACAGTCTATAGCTTGTAATACATATTTTGGATTACCTATCTTTAATTTGAAGACATCTCCAAACTCACTGCCTAATATACCATGTATTTTTACTGTTGTCATTTGACCGCCTTTATCCTCTCTAGTTTATTTACATTCCCTTCTATAATTTTGGGCGTGTAAATATTTATTTTTTTTGTATTCAAACTATATATTAAAAAAGCTTGGCAACAATTATCAGCCATTTTTATGTCGAATTCTGATTCTTTTTCATCTCCACTTATATGGCTATGGAAAACAGCAACCATTTCGTAATCTTCCTTAAACAACAGATAATTTAGTGGATTAATCATAAAAAATTTAGACGGGTCTTCAGCTACATTCCTCTCAACCTGTATTACATATTTGTTTTTGTTTTGATCATAGCCTAAAAAGCCACAAACTTCCCTTGTGAAATTCTTGTGAGCTATCTCTTTTATCTTATGAAGAGTAGATATCTCTCCTTTAATATATTGAACTGGTTCTTTCATAGCTAAATCCATCAGTTCCTGGAAATCCACCGAATCTAGGATAAATTTCTGTTGTTGGGTTTTTAATAGTTTCTGATCTACCCTCGTTGTAATTTTCTTTAAAGCCAGAAAATTGACCGCTACCTGTTAAGTGAAATGGTCCTACAGTATGTATGTCAACTAAACCGTTTCCTATGGCACTATTTCCAGTAGATCCGTCCCACCAAGCGATTAAACTATCCCCAGTTATTGTTTGAAATCTACCAGTGCATTCATAATAATCACGGGGGGCATGATCGAAATCATTTGGACTTACACTATCGTCTGGAGTTCTTATGGTTTTGTGTAAGTAATTTAATTCTTCATTGGTTAATTTTCTACTCCATAACGCCCACGGCCCTATACATCCATTCATTGTAGATATAAAGCTGGGGTCTTCACTTTCAAAACCTCTTCTGTTTAAAAATTGTTGCACAGCTCCTAGTCTAAATACTTCAGGTAAAGCTGTAGTATAACTAATACCTTCAGGCTCATTTCTATTTAAATTTTCTCTCCTCTCCAAGTTAGCAAAATTTCCATTGACGCTTTGAGGTTCCACCAATATTTCGTTATTAAATCTAATTGTTAAATTAGTAGCATTTGTTCTTGAAACGACATTAGGATCTTCACCTCTAAGGTCTACAGCGTCTATTACGTTTTGCACTCCAGTGTCATGTATTATAGCATATTGATTCCATTCTCGATTTAGAACTTCTGGACCTGCCATATTTGTCAAATGATCTATTCTATAATCATTTGATGAGCCATTATCATTCGTAATGCTCATTCTTTCCCCTTGATAATAAGCGTATATATTATTAGAGTTTGCGTTATTATGATCAGAGCCGCCAAGAATATTTATATATCTACATGCAGGGAAAAAACCCTTATCCCTACTGGTAGTGCTAAATAAACCAGCGCCAATAGGACTATTTTGATTCATACTAGCCCAGCCTACTATAGTGAAATCACCAGTTAAAGCGCCAGTAATTTCTGGAATTGTGGTATGAAATAATCCTGAATTTACTGGACCAGCATATCCATCATTACTCATGGCTCCAGAAAACCTGACGCCGCTAAAACCACTGGCTATGTTGCTACCAGCATTGAAAGATAAATCATCTGAATTATTAAACCTTTTTTGACACGCACTAAATCTTTTGGTGCAACCATCTTTTTGCCAAAAACTTGTGTTGTTTTCAGGGGATTGTGATGAGTTGCCACTGACACAAACATAAACTGTTTTCAAAGGTTCACCACCTATATTTATTGTTGGACTTTTTATATAAACAACATCTCCAGCTATATATGTGTTAGAATTACTCCACTCTGCATTTGGATCAAAAAAGAAATTAGTTTCAGACTCTGGGCCAGATGCATCAACATTAACAGGAGAAACATATCTAGGGACTACAGACTCTCCATCAACATTAGTAAAGGAAGCTCCGTCTTGTCTTTCAATAGGTTGCCCTTGATATCTACATCCCTCACCCCTGTATTGCCAGTAGCAGAATTTAGATACTACACCTCTAGAATTAATATTAAAACTTTCTAGATCTAAAGGGGAATTTAATTCGAATTCTACAAATATTTTAGATTCTGATATCTTTCTACCTACAATCCACTCCTGATTTGTTAATTCTGCCTTTGGATCAGCTATGCCAAACGGGTTTCCTCCATCAAAGTTTGAATCATCTAAAAATTTTACAGAAACTCTTTTTCTTACTAACTTAGCATTTATAAAATCCTTGTGATTTTGTAATAAATTAGTTACTATATTACCCTTATTTGTAACTTTTATTTTAGGTCTCGCTAGTTGACCATCAGCTAATATATCAAAACCATCAGATTCTATAGCTAGTGGCAGGTATTGTTGGCCTTGCCAAACTAAAGATTTATCGTATAATGTGCCTCCATGAAACCCTAAAAAAAGATTTGGTTTATTGATTCTGTCTGGGAAAACTTTAAATAACTCTAAAATAGCTGTGGGCTGTAGGTCTAAGAGACTACTAGCTACTTTATTTTTACCTTCTGCCGCCATACATTGAATTACACTTTATTATCTTATAATATAATAAAGAAATGAAAATTACACATTTAAAGGAGACCGCTGAAGTTTGGCCTTACTTCTATGATTTTTGTGTTAAATCTAAGCCATACGACTTTTGTTCGTTGCCCTCCAAGCGGCTTAGAGATATTAAAATAAAAAATAGTTTTGACTTTTATGCAAATAAAATAGTTTATAAAGCTGAGTATCAAGGTAAAGTAATGGGTTTTGTCTTTTTAGAAGAAGAAAATTACTGCTTAGATGTAAATTTTATATTTGGTGTTAGAAAGAACTTTACTAGTCCAAAGCTAATCAAGGCTGCACATGCAATATTCGATAATGCTTTACAGAAATTTAATAAAAATTACTTAAAAAGTCAGGTCAGGAGGACATTTAAAGTAGATTCATACATAAAATGGGTTGACAGATACGACAAAAGAGCTATAATACTGACAGACGATAAAAAAACAATAGTTTGGTGTAATTCAAATCGCATGAGTGTAACATTTAAAGTAGTAGGTTCTAATAAGACCACAGAACACTTAATGGGTAAGGAGGCTGAGATGGGCCACACTCGC